GTGATTTGTTCTACAATTGTACCACCTCCATTGCCTACTGCTTTAAGATCAGCACGCATCAAGTTGTAGGGCGCTCGAGTAAGTGCTGCATCCTTAGCAGCTTGGATAGCTTTGCGAGCCTCGTCTGGGATATCTCGACAGAAGTCGGCACAGTCGAAACCGTATTCTCTATATTTTATCGGGAAACCATGCATATGTGCCCAATGAGTAGTGATGTCAGGGTGTTGTAACAAAAACGTCTTTGTTACATCGGCAACACTTCTCCAAAATTTACGAGGGGAAGGCACAAAACATCTGTCGATTTCAAAATATGAGATTTCCTTCCCTTTCCACTCATAAGGTAGCGTGTGTGGATTCTGTTCGCTTGTCGAGTTGTCAGCATAATACATCATCAAATCAACTAATAGACGCTGCATGTCGCCGGAGTCATCAATTGCCAATAAGTCTCGGAGATGTGCCATCGATGCATTGATCTGTTGTTGACTAGACTTTGCAATGACTACACGGCTAGTATAGTTAGATCGGACAGCTTTCGTAAATAAGTCTCCAATACTCGAATCCATGTCTTTCGTGAAAGAAAACGAAGACAAAGTATTATTCATATTGAAGTTGAATTTTGAGACAACGTCCGGCTGAGGCCCTGATTCTTGTATGGGTTCACTATCATCTTCGACAAAGCTAGCTCTTTTGTCATTATGTTCTCTTTCTAATGTAGCCATTTGAAATGTTCTTCGAAAGTAAGAGAGCTTTTGAATTTTGTTTTTATCGGAATACGTTTTATCCTGGGAACCGACGTAACTAAATCCATAAAGGTGTGCTACATGTGAGTGTGAAAAGAAAGGGAATTTTCGTGAAAAATGTTCATCAACAAACAAACGATCTAGCATAACTCGCTGAGAATGTTTCACAATGAGTGATAGTACGATATCATATAATTTTGGATAAGGAAAGGAATGTATTAACGCGCTAGTGTACCGAGAGTGGGTGGCGATAGCGTCCTGCTGTTTGCGAAAAATGCAAGAGGCGATTATGCGCTGTGTATCTAAGCAGGGGATATAGAGCTCCTCGCCTTTGTAGTTGTGTAGTTGAAAACGGTGGCTCAAATAAGTCAACCGTTGTATATCTGGCGAAGGGGTAGTAAAAGTATAATTCATACCACACAGTAACATCGCCTGGCTTAATTGGTTTCTAAAGCTTTCGGTATATATATCTTTGTGGACAGATATAGCAAGATCGTCTCCATTAACCACAAAGCGAATTGTCTTATTTTTAAGGTGTTCTAATGCTCTCTGGACACCATAAATGTAGGATAGCGACCAATAGATTGTGGCTTGTAACGAGATCGAATTGTCAATACTAGTGTTGATGGAACCTGAAGGATTTCCTGTAGTTTTTAAACGAACTGATCCATCGCACATGACAAGGGGTGTGAATGCGGTTTCCGAGTATAAATTTCTAAGATGGTTGGTGTACTTATTAGGCAAGGACGACATGCGTAATCTGCAATTTAAAGACAAATGTTCCACCGATATAGAAGAGTCGAAGCGACTTCCATCGCCTGACATATAGACGAAGTCTTGTCTGCCTAAGTAAGTAGCTAAATCGTCCCAACCCCGGGAAAATTTATCTATTCCGAGAGTACTTGGGAATTTTAAACAATTAGAGACAAATCTTTGATTGAACGAAGAGACTATTCGAATATTTCCAAGAATAGTCTCTATGGGAGCGGACATAAAGGTACGAGTTTTACGCATACGAACTCGGTCCACATCTCGGAGTTCGTCTTTAATGGCGACTTGCCATGTCAACG